CATTATTGCAACATTATTAGAAGATTTGAAAAATAATATTGACAAAATAAAATAATTTTATTATCTTTAATTAATTAAAAACAAAAATATTATATTATGAAAAACAATTTATTAGAAAAAGAACAATTATATCTTAAAGCATCAGATAGTTATTATACTGGAAATACTATAATGACCGATGCGGAATATGATGAATTAGAACAATTTTTAATTGATAATAATAGTAAAGTTGTAAGTAAAGTAGGAACAAAAAAGAATGGTGGTAGAAAATTTAAACATCCCTCAAGAATGTTATCACTTAAAAAAATAAAAAGTCAAGACAATATAAATTTGCCATATAAGGAATTTCAACGGTGGTTAAATAAAATAGGTACAGAAAATATTGAATTTACTCCAAAATACGATGGAAATAGTGCGAATATTATTTATAAAAATGGAGAATTGTGGAAAGTTTTGTCGAGGGGCGACGGGATAACTGGGATTGATATTACAGAAAAATTTAAATATCTTACTCCAAAAGAAATACAAATAAATGATTTTATTATTGAAATTAGAGGAGAAGTTTTAATAAAGAAAAAGATATTTTTAGAAAAATATTCTGAATTTAAAAATCCAAGAAATTTTGTAGCAGGAGTATTAAATTCAAAAACTATTGACGAAAATATTATTAAAGATTTAAATTTTATTCCAGTAGATGTAAGATATATTATTGATAATATAATAATTTATAGACAAAATGTTGGAATTGCAGATACTAAAATATTTGAAAATTATTCAAAATTATATTCAATAAATGTTGATACAATAAATGAAAATAATTTTAAATTTATTTTTAATAAAATGCTAAATTATAGAAACAATGAATCTGAATATCAATTAGATGGATTTGTTGCAAAGGTAGTTGATTCAGATTTAAGAAAGAAATTAGGCGAAAACGACCATGACCCAGAATGGGCTTTAGCTATAAAATATGCACCAGTTGAAACATCTACTTATATAAAAAATATTGAATGGTGTATTGGAAAAACTGGTGAATTTACTCCGGTAGGAATATTAGTGGGAGTAAGTTTAGATGGGTCAGTGGTGAGCAGAGTATCATTGAACAATTATAGATATATTGTTGATAATAAAACTACTCCTGGTGCAAAAATCACTCTTATAAAAGCCGGAGATATTATTCCTCAAATTTCTGGAATATTAGAAGAAAGCAAAGAATTGATAGATAAATATATTCCAAAGGCATGTCCTCATTGTAATACTAAATTAGAAATAATTGATGGAATACATTTAGTATGTCCAAATGAAGATTGTTCAGGAAAGAATTTTTATAAATTTTTATATGGTGTCGAACAATTAAAATTTGATTTTTTTGGTGAAAAAATAATTGAAAAAATATTCTATAATGGAATAACTAATGTATTTGATTTATTTGATAAGAAAAAATTCAATAAAGAATTTTTAATTGATTGTGGATTGCCCGATGGAAAAAATATTAAAAGATTATTAGAACAAAGAGATGAAAAGAAATTTATTGAACTAAGAGAAATTATCGTCGCAATGGCAATAACCGGAATAGGAAAAAGAGCATCAGTTGAGATTGCTAAAATGGTTAATGGATTAGATTATAGTGATTTCAATTTTCAAAAAGAATTTTTTATAATGTTTAAATCTGGAACTGAAATTAGAAATAAATTAAATTCAATAATAGATAACTTAAATAAGAATGAAGTTAATATTATGAAACCTGAACAAGAAAAAACAAATGGTGAAACAAAAACTTTTGAATGTACTGGTTCACCAAAACCTTATTTTGCAACAAAAGAAGAATTTTTTAATTTTGCGAAAGATAAGGATTTTAGTCATATATCATTAATAAAAGGAACGGATTATTTGATTACAGATGATTATGATTCAACATCAAGTAAGATGGTTAAGGCAAAAAAACTTGGGATAGAAATTTTAAGTTATGAAGATTTTTTAGAAAAGTTTGGAAAGTAAAAATGGAAATTAAAATAAAAGTAGCTGATTATAAAGCAAGATGGTGGAAGTATTATTTACAAAATAAATATTCTAATAAAAAGAATTTAGAAAGTAATATTAAATTACTAATACTTCAAACAGTTGCAGATGAAGCTGAAAAAGAATTAAAAAGATTAGATAAAAAAATTATTTAATATCCACCACTGATATATTCAGCATCATTGAAAGTTAGCTGGAAGGAAATTTTTAAGCGATCAGTTTGGTCATAATTTAATGCGCTGGCATTCCAATCAATGTCTCCAGTAAAAAATACTTGTTTTAAGTACCAGCTTTCCACAACCAACCCATTAGGATCAACTAATTTTAATCTAACTTCATCCATTTTATAATCTGAGGGGTAAGCCGAATAAGCGGACAAATAGTCCCATTGTTTTTTTGCCATATTAAATACTTTTTCAGCAACATTAGGTGCAATAATATCATTAAGAACAACATTTAATGGTTGCCATTCACCAACCCCTTTGAAAAATTTCTCATAAGAATTTGGATAACGATATACGATTGGTTCACCTAAATTTAATTTAGGTCTTTCTGTAGAAAAAACTGATATAACATCTATTCCATCAATTTCTAATAAAAATAAATTTTGACGTTTATATTCAACAATTTTATTAATAGATAAAAGAGGGTCATAAGAAGACGTAGGTAAAACACTTGTTGCAGTTTTTACAACATTATCAATTAGTTGATTTACTCCTGGCAAAATTATATCCTAATTATTGAGAAGATAATACCGCATTATCATAATTTAATGTAAATGAAACTGTTTGTCTTGCAGTATCGTCATAATTTAAATTTGTAGCATTGAAATTGATATTTGTAAAGAATACATTATTCAATGTCCATATTTCCACAATAGCCGTACTATCAATAGTCCCATCAAATGTATTTCCTCCGTCAGGACTTCCCATTCCACTTCCAGGTGCTAATAATTTTAATTGTATTTCTTGTGCATATTGGGCTTTTGAACCAAGTCTACCAGTTTGAAAATCCCATTGAGCTTTTACCATATTATATAATGCTTGACTTGCAGAAGGATCGATTGCATCATTTAATGTGATATCTACGGGCTCCCAATTACCTCTTGTACCAGAATATTTAGAATATGTGGATAAGAAATTTACTTGTAATACATCTCCAGTAGTCATTTGAGGTTTATTTGCACTGGTTGCTTGCCAAGCTTCTATCCCATTCATAGAAAGAACCCAAAGATTCTGTCTTTTATATTCTGCTTTTCTAAATGCAATTTTATTTAAATTTAAAACTTCTGCCATTTATTTATCTCCAAATTGTAATATCTTTTTATATAAATATATAAATTTCATTTTTATTGTGTAAAAGTTGCTCCCTGTTTGGTAATAACAAAACCAATATTTATTACTTCAGAAAATTTAGTTGGTTTTATTAAAATATATCCGTTTACTTCATTTCTATCAATTAGACTTGGCGGATTTGTAGAAGAATTCATCACTACTGAAAAATCTTGTACGCCTTTCAATGATTTAACAGTATCAAAATATGGAGTCGTTAATCTTCTAAATTTGTCAAATAAATCTTGATCTATAGGTTCAAATAATAACTTAACTGTAACAGATGTAACAAACTTTTTAGCCTCAATTAACATTCTTCTAATATTAATATCTGATAATGCACTTCTTTGTTTTTGTAAAGTTGCATTCCCAAATACAGAAATTGTTTGTTGACCATTAGAAGAAAAAGTAGCAATAGGATTGACATTGCTTGAATAAAGAGCATCCCTATCAGATTTTGTTAATTTTTTATATGCTATATATGCAGAATCAAGGGAACCTCTATTAACACCAGCAGCAGCATACCAGGGATAAGCTACATTATCATTATAACTAAATACTTCACTCATTACAATTGATGTATCTAACCAATTATATACCCCCGTATTAGTATCTTTTTGTTTAATTCCAGGATAAAAAACTCCTGCATAAGAGCTATCATAATTATCTGCATAAGAAATAATTGTATCTTGATCACCTGTAGCAGAAATTAAATCTGGCACATAAAAAGCATCTCCCCTGTTTTCAATCATGCTTAATGCATAATTAATAGCTTCAGTTTGATATATACTTGGAGTAAATAATAATTTAAAGTCAACATAATCAACATCTGATATTACATCTACTGCAAGTTTAAAATCTGAATAACCAATACTATTTAGTACATTATTAGTTGAAATTAAAGAACCTCCGCTATTTTGAACTGCAAATTTTAATTTATTAGGAGTAGTTACTTCTTCATCAAATCCATCAAATCCTCCTGCGACTGCAACAACAAAATTATCTAATGCAGCATAAGAACTTGTAGCAGAAATATATGTTGAAGAATTATATATAGTTGAATTATAATTGCCAGTGGATGTTCCATAATAATTTGCAGATAATGAAATAGATTCTATATTATCATAAAGTAAAAATCCTTTATATGCAGTAGTAGTTCCATTAGATAAACCAATAGCTTTCTTTTTTAAGAAATCAGCCACATTACTTGTCGAAAAATCAATACCAAATGCAACCTTTTTATTTACAATACCACTATTATCTAATTGGTTTCTTTTAATTGGAATCGCAGGATCAGAAAGTCCAATAGAATTTGTGCCAACAAATCCTTTAAATCCCCCAGGAGTTGCAGTAATACTTGAAGGTAATACTGTATTTACATTTGTTAAATAAATATATTTAGATTTATTAGGATAATTTCCATCCTCCGTAATACTTCCATCGGAATTAACTGTAAAAATACTATTACCAATTATACTAGCTATAAAACTTTCATTTGTTGGGTCTAAACTTAAATCATTCCATTGTTCTAAAATAACTGGACTTTTATCAGTATCATTAAAATCTCTAATTAGAAGATTAAATCTTCCAGAATTTGTGTTAATATTTGTAATTGCTATCTTATAAAAAATTGAACTATTCCCATCTGCAACAGTATTTACAGTAAACAAATCATATACTTGACCATTATATACATTAGAAACTATTGTAGTTGATTTTGAATTAGAGTATGAAGCTATAAATGAACTTGCAGAAGGAACAGATACTAATCCAATAGATGCAGAAGATGATAATGTATCAATATAAAATTGATATAAATTACTAATATAAGCTCCGCCACTTACAGAAGCAGATTGTAATGTAAAATTATTTGCAGAAGTAGACTGGTTATTAGGAGTACCAGAAATAATATTTAATATATAATTATTATTATCAGTTTTAACTAATGATAAATTATTAAATTTTGCAGAATCTAAATTAAGAGTAAACGAACTTACAGTACCTCCGGTAGCAACAGTTGCAACCATAGGAGTTCTAATAAATCCAAGAATTGTGTTTCCTGATGTTAAAGCATATGCATTAGAAGCAACATATCCATTTTGCCCTAATAATCTAACTATTGCAACATTTTTACTATTGTTCATAGCAGATTGAACTGCATACCCAGTTTTATAGTCTGATGAAGGATTCCCAAATTCAGCAACATAATCTTGATATGTATCAAAAAATCTAGGAACAAATGCTTTTCCAGATTCAAATAAATTAACATACATATAAGGAACTTCCTGGACTGCTTGAGGAATATAAGAAAGGTCTTTTTCAAAAATATTTACTATCGGACTTATTCTAGTCTGCATTTATTTACTCCTATTAAAATCTTAATTTTCTTTCCATTTTTTATATAAATATAAAATTATTTTTAATTTTTTTAATTTTCTTTATATTTATAGCTTTTAAATTTTATTTCATAATTGTTTCGGTTATCTTAAAATTTGAAAAATTTCTTCGTTTTATGATTGATGTCGAATCCAATAAATATCCTTCAAATTCGAACTGTATATGATTTTTTATTAATCTTGTTTCTTCACTTCTATTATTATAATTACTATCGTCTTGCATAGTTTTTAAATAACCAAAAGTTCCATAATCTTGATTATTTATTACTATCATATTAGCAGAAATAAGATTTAAAATAATTGATTGATTTATTGAATTTTGGTCTGAAATATAATCTGTCCATATGTTTAATTTGTAAAATCTTCTATAAAATGTTGGCGGTTTAATAAAAGTCCATTCATAAACCGGAATAGCTTTTGGATTATTTTTTGTAGTTTTAGGAATATAATCTATTTCATTAGTATTAGGATTAATATAAATTTGTTTATCGAGTAACATTTTTAATTGGGGTAATCTATTCCATTCTTGAATTGGTTCAAGACCCGTAGAATATAATGTAACAATTGGTTTTTGTAAATTAAATTCCCCTCGTACTTGCTTATTTTGAAAATCAACTACTTGACTCCATGTTTCTCCTACATTATAAATTACTTTTATATTCTTTTTATTATTTTCCTGGTCTTTAATATATATAGGGAATTTTTCATTAAAATAATTTATTACAACTTTATCAAGATTTTCGATTTGTAATTCAAAATTATTAATTACTTTATTTGTATTTTCTGGAAATAAATTTAGTTGGTTCAATTTTTATCTCTTTTTATATAAATATTAAAAAAATATTTGAAATTTACTTGACAAAGAGGATATTATTTAGTAAATTATAAATAAAGAAAATATTTAATTTATTTAGAGGAAAAAATGTACACAATTTTAATAATTAGCATCATTTATATTATTTCTTTTTTTGGCGCAAAAGAAGAAATTACAAGATTGCATGAAGAAAGATGGACGGATTTAAATCCAG